GCTGCCATCGGTGCGCACTTTAAGCGCACGCCGGATGGCTTTTGCCAAAAAGCCGCTGTCTTGATCGAAGGCGCCGCCATCAGTGCCGATACCACGGAAGCCAGAAGACAGCAGTGCTGTAAGGCCAAAGTTTGAGTTGGAATTGGTGATGGTGCATTCACCACCGCTTGCAGTCCAATGGTGAACCGCATCGCCAATTACGAAACAGCTAACCTCCTGCAAGATTGAATTGTTGATACATTTGAAGCCGAAGCTGCGATAATCAACTTGATAACATCCGGTCTCGTGATTGATATCGCCGCCGATGCGATAACGCACATCGTTAATGTCTGATGCAATGTAGGCGGCATAATTTGCTGGGACGCTCCAGCTACCAGAGCTATAAATTTCCCACGCATTCATATCCTTTTGCAGGGACACATTGGTGAATTGCGCCACCACCATGCTCTTAAAGCCTGTTACCTTGTCGCCATCAAGGAACATGCCACACATTCCGTAATCGGAACGTAGCGAGCAGTTGAACACATATGGCGAACTGCCGCGAGTGGAGTCAACTTCGGGAACAGCGCTGCCGTCGGGATAAACAGTGGTAATCTGTGTTTCGCCAGGATTGATGATTTCTGCATCGGCAGGATTTAGGTCGAAAGCAGTGGCAACTTTGGCGTAGAAGGCGTTAAGTTCAGCTTCACCGCAAAATTCAAATGCCGACAACAAGTGGTGCGAAGTGGTAATGCCAGTGGCATCCTTGAAAGTGAAATTAAAGAAGAAACTACCACCAGTGGCCTTGAAAATGGCGCCACGAGCAGTGGAAGGATTGAGATTGGCTGCTGGAACAGTGCTCGGGCGGATAACTGACTTCCGCAGATCCTCACCAACAATCGAAACGCCACGCGGCAGGATCACACCAATGCCGCTGCCATTAAACGCACGCAGGTTTGCAGCAGTGGGCGAGAAAGAGCTGCCCCAAGAGCTAACGGTTTCAGCGCCAGCGGGGGCGTTGTCAATAATGTGCTCGCCTGGCGACACACGAATCACCACGCGGTCATATAAGTCATTACTGCCGCCTGAAACGATGGATAGGCGGGCGGCTTCAATCAGCGCACGCTGCAGGGTTTTGAAAGGTGCGCTTTTGGAGTAGCCGGCGGTGATCTGCTGATTGGTCAGTGGCGGTACAGCCGTGCCGTCAGCAACGCCCGCTTCCCAGTCGTCAGTACCGATCTCGGGATCTACATATAGCGACGTGGTGCTAACGCCCTGATCAGTACCACCGGAATAGCGGCGAGCGGCAACGGCGATGGCGGCGATCTGTTCCCGGAAGCCGGCCTGAGTGATGTTCAGGTCATTAATGGATCCCGTTTCGCCGGGAAGCAGGATTTCCGCCACGATGCGCCCTTGGAATTGCTTTCAGTTTACTGACCCATCTTTAACTCTATCGGGCCAGTTGTCACGAACTGCGCAGTGCCGACAATGGCGTCGCTAGCACGGGTATTGACCGCTGTATTCGTCACTAGAATGTCGCACTTATAGTACAAGTCACCAGGAGCCAAATCGCCGTTCGCGCTGCTGCGATCAGTAATCATGAAGAACTCAGCTTCGGCTTTGGCTCCCTTTTCGGTTAGCAGTAAAAGCTGCATAAGCGCCGTCGAGTCGTAGCGAGTTTCGTTCATGCGACGTTCAACGATAAAGTCAAACGTGCCGCCGCCACTGACCACAGCTTTTACGGACTCACCAAATTTCTGGCCGACTGCCGTTGTATTGATATTCTCACTGTTCAAATCAATACTCCATTCGCGTAATTCGCCTTGAATTATCCAAGGGAATCCGCCGACCCAGCGCCGTGGAGATAATTCAGCATCGTCGTATTCTGCCGAACCAGCAACGGGCTGTAAATAATCAGGGAAAAAGTCGCAAATGCTTTCAAGTGTCACCTCGTCAGCAACATCGCTTAAACGGTATTCACCGACAGCTGCCAAACATTCAGTCAGTGCGTTGTTGTACTCCTCTGTTCCAGCCGCTGCAATAAGCATGTAAGAAAAATCTAGCTGTCGCAGATCTATTCGCCCGCTAGTTGTGCCAGCCAAAGCTGCAGCCTTGCTTGCATATAGGCTTGCGCGGCCAAGCTGATCTCGGTAAATAAAATACGTGCCAGTATTTACAGGTGTACCGCGATTGTAGAAGTACACGGTGTCGTCACCGCTTACGTAGTACTCATCTTGTTCGTCAGTTACGTGTATGCGGTTAGGTCCAAGTTCCCAGTAGGAACCGTAATAGCAGCCTACGCCTTCGGGCAATGTATCCGACGATAAAGGCAACCCGCTTGGAGTGGCAACATAAACTTCGTCGCCGTTCCAAAATTCTGTGCTTTCAACCTGCAAAGTGTCAATATCAGCTCTTAAAGCTGAGACCGGCACAATTATTGGGGCAGGCGCTTCCCGGCGAAAACGTACATACCCTTCAACGCCGAGAACAGCCATGGGTTAGAAGCCGCCAGTCAGTGCGCCAGAAACTTGGAATGAGACTGAGCAAACTTGAATATCGGCAACACTTACACTTGGGGAAACACTTGTGACAAATGCTGTGAATGTAAGGTTCTTGCCCCCGGCAGTGTCAAGCACAAAACTCACAGAATCCTGAGCTTCGCTTTCATTGCTAAAAATACTGTTTAGCAAAGCCACGGCTTGCCCCGAAGACGGGTCGTACATAAGTTCCGCTGTGCCGGTGGAGCCGCGCAGTCCGGCAACGTAAGTACGGTCATAAGCGCCAAGATTGGTTGTTTCGAGCGCGTCCTTATTTACGGTCAGCGACCAAGACCGCACCCGACCGACGGTATCGCCGTTCCAGCGGAGAGCGCCGTTTTTACCTGTAAGGACTGCCACGAATCAATCCGAGCTGCATACAGCTTAGCTAGGCGTCACGGGTTGCCTCAAGTCGCACACGAATACTGCTGATGCCAGGCTTTACTCGCTGCACTTGGGGCGGTTCCGCAAAGTGCCACACAAGCTGGTCGCCTCCATCTGAAAGGTATGCAGTCAGTGAAGCATCAGCTCCGGTGAACACAGCCGCTGGCAAAGTCAGGCTGTCTAGTTGCCCCTTGGCTTCGTTCCAGGTGTTGAAAAATTCGGTGGCAACAGCATCGGTCACGTTGTCGAAGCTCAGGCTCAAAACCGAGCGCGATCCACGGTTGCCAAAAATGCGGCGAGACACCACACCGCTAAGCGAGGTGTTGGATTTGACCGGAAATTCAGGAGCGGTGAAATCTAGTGCTGTAGGCGTGACCGCCGGGAAATTTGCCATGGTTACAGCTCAGTCCAGTACGAGTCATCGCTCCATTCAGCGTAAAGCTGGAGCGTGCCATCAGACAGCATCGGAGTGTGGACTGCTTCGATCTCGTAGCCATCATCGCTCGGCTGGATGGAATCAATGCGGTAGGTGCGTGTTGTAATTTCGGAAGTCTTGACCGTGAAGACGATCCCGGAGGGACTAGCGGTTGTGCCGCCATTGCTGACAGTCAGTGTGCCTTCAAGAACTTCGGCGTTTTGTTCGCCAGTCCAGTACACAACTGTGTGCGTTCCATCCGCCAAGGCAGTGGATGACACCAGCTTGCCATCTCCGGTTACGGCCCCATTGACGAACTGGTTGTAATACGTGTAGTCAAGAGCGACCTTAATGAAATCGCCTGGTGCCAGCGAACTGGTTAGTGCTTCGTAGGTGGTTGCAATCTTCACTGTGTGATCGGACAATTTGCGAGCACCGATAATGTATCGCGCTGCTTTGATGGCGTGGTTTTCACTGGTGCAATAATCGGACATATCGATGCTTTCAGTGGTGCCTTCGCCCCAAGACGTGTGATACACAAAACGTTCCTGCGGTTCTGGGAACAAACCGTATGACGGGTCTGTGCTTTCTGACGGTGCCGCACCACCGTATTGTTCAGTTCTGTTTTTGACCGACAACGATACTGGCTGGCGTTGCTCGGCTTCTGCCATGCGCAGTTCCATGCTGATGCAATTACCAGCAGTGAAAAGACCACGAATTTCAGGCTGCTCTGGAATGGCTTGCTCTAAGTAGAAGATGCCCCCGCGCTCGATCAGTAGCAGACAATGTGTTGCTGCAGTATCGGCTGCCCACTGACGCCAGTTCGTATTATTCAGCTTTGGACCGTCGTAGAAGAAGCGATTGTCTAGGCAGAACTGGGCAGCAGCAGTAAATGAGGTAGTGTCAATTTGTTCCGCGCTGATTTCGTTGCCTAGACCGTAGCGCGTATTGGTCATGAAGTCATACAAAATCTCGGGGAACAAGTGGGTGCTTTCATAGCCACCCAGCAAGCTATTCACCTTGATGCCTTCAGTGACGTATGCCGAGAACTGTGAGAACTGGGACCATTCGCGTGTCGCCTTGGCGTTAATGCCAACAAGACACATATTTGTGTACTCAGGGACTTCATCATTCGGTTGTATTACGTTTACGTAAGCGATCTCGTGCTCAGGACCAGAGGAGCAGCTCGTAGTGATTTCGTCGTAAACAAAAAACTCAGCGGCGCGTGCATAAAAGTCGATGTACGTTCCATCCGTGTTTGAGCCGTAATCACCTTCAGTCCAGCTCAGGCCAATTTCACGCTTAGGGCGGAGGTTTTGTATGTCAAACAAATCGGATGTTGACACTCCAGTTAAGTAGCTGCCTTGTGCAATTACTGTGCCCGCCCCGAAAGGCACGCTTACATAATTCTCACCAGGGTCGGCTTTTAGTTGGACAATCTCAAGACCTCCATAGCGCACTTCCCAGCTAGACACCGGCTCGATGCGTACTTCCCAACTTGCGTCACCGTTCATGGCAAAACGTAAGTAGTTAAATACAGGGGTTTCCTTCGCGCTGGCTACGCAGAAAATAGTGTTTCCCGTAGATGTAAATGCAGCGTTGACGTCTGGGTCACTACGCAGCGAGACGCGGAAAAAGCTGTAACGCTTCTCTGGGGATGTAACTGTTCCAGAGCTGAAAACTGCATTAGCGAGGTTATCTTCAATATCTTTGCCGTCCAAAGCATCTGCTGCTTTCCAGTTAACAGCGCGATACCCTGGAACTTCCTGCGTACCGGTTTGAACTGCCTCTACACTGTTAATCTGATATGTAATGGTACGTGTGCCACCACCACTAACGCTTAAAACAACGGTAACAAAATTTCTTGTGTTGTAGTCGCTACCTGCGGCAGTAATTGTTGTAGACGTAATTAAACCACCACTAACAGTTATTGACAACGTTAGGCCACTACCACTTCCTCCAGAAACAGCAGGAGAAAACGTGCCATTCACCAAACTTCCTGTATTTCCAGAAACGATTGAAACCGCTGTGACCGTTCCGTAAATAAATTCAGGAACTTCTATTGGTACATCAGCAAAATTACACATACCCTGAATTTGCATTGCAACAGTGCTGCGAATGCCAAGCTCAAAAAAGCGCGTCCGTCGATTAAGTGTGATACCTCCTAAGGCGCAGCGATAAATTTGAGGGAATCTGGATGCTGTGTAATAACGCTCGCCTATTTCGCCGTCTGCATAATCTGTCCCAACAGTGTCATAAAGCCAAGGCTTAGAGGCACGATTTGGGCCATCTTCGGCTGGATAAATTTTACTGACACCAGGAACATCGAAAAATCTGGTGTCAACTAGGTATGACCCTGCGACGCCTACAGTACCAGCACGCACAACCCTGAAAGTACAAAAGACGCTTTCTCCAGGGGATCCAGGATCGTCTTCTGTTGTTTCCCCTTCTTCTAAAGCGTCGAGACTGTAATCAGCCTCACTAATAAACACAGGGCTGCGTGAAGTTAAAATTGCGAGACATGAGCCAACTTTGTAAAGTTCGCCTTCTTCCAGTGCGGCATCGTATTGTTTTTGGCGTCCAGCAACAGCTTGACCGACGCTGACAAGCGTTTCCTCGCCATCCATGGAGCCGCGTTTGTTATCACTGTTTCTTTGATTGACAAAAATAGAAGGATTTTTGCGCCGGTTTCTAACTGCATCAGATTTGGAGCTAAGCATATATTCAAATGTGTCTCCGACGCTAAGCGCAACAGTGCTTCCTGCAGCACCACCTTTAGATGTAGAGATGATTCCAGATTTGCTGCTATAGCAATACTTGTACTTCCACGCTTCTGCTACCGCTTGCGCATCGTCCGTGGCATCATATTCGTCTTCGTTTGCCTGCAGTTGGCGCAGAGGTCTGATTCTTGGATTGATGCGGTAGCCAAGTCCATTTGCAATCGGGGAATAAAGACCAAAGCTTGTAGACGTGCTGGGCTTATATGCACCGCAAAAATGAGTAGCCAGATTGTTGATTCCAGTGTCAACACGGAAAATATCACTGGAATATCCGCCTTGAGCGCCAATGTCGTTTTGTGAGCCAGCTAGATAATTTCCGATGGCCATGCGTCCGCCATCGTTTACAGAATAAATTGCAATCCGCTGGAGATTTCCGTCAAAAGAATAGGCGCCGAGGCTGTTGTTGCCAATAGCAAAGCTATAAGGGTGGATAGTACCAATTTCACCTTCGGAAACAAGCAAGACCGCCCGCAGCATCTGATTGCCGCCAAGTGACCAGATTTGGCTCCATAGCAGCGGGGTATTGACGCGGGTGCCGCCGTACCACTGACCATTCAGGAATTCGCGTTTGGTGTAGACCAGCGGGATTGGATCACCAAGTGGTGCAACATCTTGTACAGCTTCAAAGCCGTAAGTTGGCGCAAAAGATGACGGGACTTGGAGTGTGTCGCCTTGGCGCTGATTGGTTCTTAAGCGCCCTCGGTCATCCGAGGGGCGCGGCACCAGCAGCGTCGATACAATCGTTAGACCGACACCTACGACTAGGTTGATGATGGCCAAGACCAGTGCTGCGGTCCCAGTACCTGCGACAACAGCAGGTTGCGGACCTTCGGCAGCGCGGCGTTGTACTTCCGCCTTATACCAGCGCATCTCATCCTCTGTGAGCCCAAGCAGCTCAGCGATGTAGCGGTCTTGGGGCAGAAGGGGTGCGCTCATTTCCAGTCGTACCAGTCGAACTTGCGAAGCAGATTGCCGGGTAGCCAGCGGACGCCACGTTTATGGCTGACGTGGAGCAAACCACCGTCGATCATTACTGCAGTTCCAATCTGATCGGGCGTTTCAAACACTGTAAACGCGCCATCGTGGGGAGTCTGCACCGGAACCAAGTGCGGAAGGATCAGCTTGTGGATTTCGCTGAACGCTTCGGATTGGGACAACAAAATCAGCGTTGCCACGTCCATGGTGTTTGGCGCCGGCAGCCCAAGGTGTTCTCGGATGCGTGTCACCATCAACAGGCAGTCGCAGCCATCATCACAAACAGGATCGTCACCTGTGACGTGCTTTTTGCCGATCCAGCGATGCCAGTTCATGAGATTACAAGCGTACCGGAGCTTGGAACACTGCCGATCAACGTGCGGGATAAGTAGCGCCCTG